GGTTCCTTTTGTATAGTCTTTTATGAATAGTACTTTCATCTTATGTATCTTATTGAATATTCCTGGTTAAAATGATATGTTTCTGAATTATTATCGTACATCTCCCGGTCTGTTTCGAATCTTATGCTTTGAATTACCCGGCCTGAATAAGTGCCTGAAGTCCTGTCAAGTGCGGTGCGTACTTTGTCGGCCAAATCCTTGCCCGTTGCATAGCTATCATTCCATATATCTACATCTATTCTTATAACGTCTAAGGTACTAACTCCATCTTTAGTATCAGAAGGATCGTTATTAATACGCGAGTATGTTATGGCCGGATATGGACTATCGCCCTGTGGTATCCTATGCGGATCAATGGAAGTGGTGATTGCCGTTACGGGGCCGTCATTACTTAATATGTCGTAAATAGCCTTCTCCATTTTATACCTTGCCTCTTTTTAGTATTAAATCCACTTGGTTATCTATTTGCTCTTGTATCTTTTCGCCCATCCTTGCATTTGCGATCTTTGCCGTCTGATGTAGTGCTGGTCGGGCAAAAGGATGTTTTACTAATCCTACTCCTAATCTTGCCAGCTCTTTCCCCTCTTTGCTTCTGGGGTTTTTAAGCGGTTTAGTACGTTTCGCCAAAGTACCAAATTCTATCCATAAGGGAAAGTTCTTAAATCCTTCTAGTGTTTTAGTACCTATGATTATGTATTTATCTCCCGGCCTGCCCCTGAGTTCTTTTACCACCTTCAAATCCGATGAAGTGAACTCTTTACCACTTTTAAATTTTATGTTTATGTTCTTTGGTATATTGGCTTGCATGGCCTTAACTACTGGCGTAGCTCCAAATTTTAAAGCCATTGGAATAATCTTATTATTAGTTCTTTTTGGCAATACCTTTAATAGCTTGTCCAGCTCATTTAATCCCTTTGTAGTTGCTCCAAATCCTTTAGCCATCACGTTTGATTTAATAAGTTTCCAAACACTTCCAGCCCATCCTGTCGGCCCAGCTCCTGGATCGAAAATAGATCGTAGGTATTAGAGTTATGCACAAAGCGATAACTGTTAGTGTTTATATCGGTCCTGTAACGTATCCTTAATTTAACATCTGCGTTAGTTACCTTTTGGCTTGCATCAAAGCTCTCCTTGCCTTTCAGTTCTATTACCTGGGCAAAGGTAGTAAAGGCATCTGCCCAGCTTACAGAAGTACCAGAGCCGTAAGCATCCGAAGCTACCGTCTTTAATTGGAAGGTTATGCGCCTGTCTAATTTTCCTGAAAGCATTCCTTTACGTAATTAAATTCTGCCGGCTCGCCTGCAATATCTTCGTATTTCCAAATGTTATCTTCGCCCTTTACGTCTAATATATAAGGGTGCTTGCCTACGTCTATACATTTGTTTGATACTCCGTCTTGTATTAACCGCATATTGCTGCTGCCGTCTAAAGCCTTGTTCTTGTCTTCATCCCAGAGCATCACCCTCTCATCTCCTATTATTTCCAGTATGTCGTTACCGTTACCGTTTATTGCCCGATGTATGGGTATGTGCTTTACCTCGCCTGGTTGGCCTTGTATCATACCACAAACAGATTTTAAGAAGCGTACCTTCACCTGTTTGGCAGTTTCCAAAGCCTCGCGGCTAATCATTCGCCCTGCTCCTATTATCTGTAATTGATAATCTACAAACTTGGTCTTATCGTCCTGCATAAAATACACTTTGTCCACTCCTATAAGTCCTATTTTTTTGTTCATGTAATACTCGTAAACATCTAGCAATCGCGGATTAATAAAGTTATCGCTGCCCATTGTCATAAGGTAGTCGAATCTTTTATCTATAAGTGCCGCAAGGCCGGTATTTAGTTTCTTGCCTAGCGGGTTATTTTCTGTTCTTACAAATCCAGCCTTGTACTTTTTGCATAAATCCTCCGCCCAATCTTCACTAACCACGGCAAACACCTCCAGCCCTAGCTTTTTAATCGCCTTAAAACACCTCTCGGTTATCTCAGGCCGTTTCCAAATTGCTACATATACTAAAATTTTCATACAAAACTGCGTATAGAGTGCTGGTTAATAAGCATATCAATAGCCGCTGGAAATGGAACTTGTGCCGGGGTTCCCATCTTGGTAACCATATCCCTGTTCTCAAACAGATGGGCCACTATTAATTTTATAGAACTCTTTATAAGTGAAGGCACATCGGAGGCTGCATCGCCATATCCGGCCTTGTATTCTATCGTTACGGCATTCACTACCTCATCAGTATCAGGGAAGGATTCACCATCAGCAAGCACTATCCTGCCTACATCTGATTTACTATCCACCTGGTAAACTGAACTTGATAAGGTTTGCTCTACTCCGTTTGTATCCTGGTACTTTATAGAAGTAACCGATTGTAATGGGGGCTTGCGTAGCTCCAATTTAGTAGCTGGGAAGTTGTCTAAGTATTGTTTGTAAGTGGCCGTAATTAATTGCCGCCAGCTTTTGCTCTGGTAGTAAATAGTAGACGCCTCAATAAGGGTATCAATATAGTCATCCTCTGAAGTGTTAGAGGCGTCTATTCGTAGATGCTCCTTTACCTCTGTTAAGGTGATTGGCTCTATTGTCGGGGCCGTAAATAGTTCTAATCCGTTCATTTCTTCTTACCAGCCTTTTTTGACTTGGCAGAAGACTTGGAAACTTCAGTAGTAACTACTTCAACTTTTTTACGTGCAGTAACCGCCTCAGCATAACCTTGTGCAATTAACCGCTTGGCTTTTTCGGTGCTTACCGTTGCAATATCGCCCGCGTTAATAATAAGGTTAGGCCCTGCCCTGCCTACTAAGTATTTTATTTTCATAGCTTTAATAAATAAGGTCTGGAGGAGGCTCTAAAAGATTTTCCCGCTTTAGAAATCTCTTAAAGAAATCCCCCTCCGTTCCTATATTTTCACTTAAATTTTACGTATTCAAGTGTCTTAACGCTCTAACTGCTTCGCTTTGGATGAGCTTCCCTTCTGTTCTTAAAAAAGCTACGTATCCAACTTGGAATGTGTCGGCAAAGCGTTCGTCCATCCGGATCAAATCGAATCCTAGTACATCTCTTATGATATACTTTTTTAGGTCGCCAAAGATTACGGAGCGATTTCCCGCTGCGATTGATTCCATATCCTGGTCAATAACGTAATTATGACCTAAGATCAAATCCGGTGTACCTTCAATTAATGAAGGCCTCCAAAGATATTGCCCGTCTGAATCCTTTAAAGTAGAAATACTCTTTAAAGTTGAGTCGTTCATTACCCATGTAGCGTTCATCCTGTAAGCCGGATCAAGATCGTGCTTTAACCCGATCATGTCATCCATGCTAATAGTTGCATCGTCAGCCGCACTGAAAGGAGTTGCTGAATCTTTTACTCCTGTTGGTTGGCCTGATCCACTACCAGCGATGTAAGCCGTTGCAGTAACCCTTCCGATACGCTCTCCTAAAGCCTGAGCTACGTGAGAATCAATATTAAAAGCTGAATCTTGCATCAACTGGCGACTGAACTTAACGTGGCGAGAACTGGCAGTAAACGCATTTAAGGTTACGCTGGAAAAAGATTCGTCTTGCTCGGCAGAAGTTACATTCTCTGCTAACCACTCTCCAGTTAGTGAAGTTGAATCAACCGTAGGCCAATCCAAAGCACCACCAGCAGCAGTATTGATCACCTTAGCAATAGAGCGAATACCGCCGTAAGCCTTCATGGCTACCTCCATTTCGTCAGAAAATTCCTGTGGAACCATGTAACCACCAGCAGAATCAGTTCCAGCGGCTTGTGCCCGCTTCTCACTCATTACTTCGCGTTCGTTGTTGTTTAGCCCAGAGATACCTCCTTTAAGGTAGCTGCTAAAGGCACTAGAATACTGCTTCTCAGTATCTACTACTTCGTCGGTTGTAGTGTTTACTTCAGCAGCCTTCGCCTCTATTACTTCCTTTTGCTCTGCATTTAATTCGTTAATTTTCTCAACTCTTTTAACTTGCTTGTCAAAGTCTGCATAATCCTCCAGGTGCTTAGCGTATTCCGCATCTTGCTCCGGAGTAAGGTCTGTACCTTCTTTCTGTGCGAGTTCTACGATTGAGCGCGCAGCAGTAAATGCCTTTGCCCTATCTTCCCGCAATTGTTTTGATTCCAATAACATTGTATTAAAATTAAATTATAAGCGGGAAACATTATAGCGGGATATTTTTACAAAAATAATATTATTCGTTTAACTCCTTTTCAAGAAGCTCCAGTTCTTTTTGCTTTAATGCCAAAGAGTTATTCTCTGGCTCTGGTGCTGGTTCGCTTTTCTCAAAAGTCAATCCGTTCTTTTCAACTTGATCCATCTGGCGCACTGCCATCGGGTTAGAAGGTATGTTTACGATGCTCCACTCTATCAAGTCGCGCTTGCCGTAATGATATACCTCATCTTCAGAGCCTTCTACTGCCCTAAATTCGCCATCTTCCAGCGGGCTGAATCCTACCGATGTAGCTTTTAAGGTTCCAAATTGCACCTTCTTAAATAT